AACGCGCCGCGTTGGTAAACGAAATGAACAATATCGTTGCCGCCGCACAAACCGAAGGCCGTTCGCTGAACGCCGAGGAAAACCAAAAGTTTGATGCAATCGAAACCGACGTTCGCGCCTATGGCGAAAGCGTTGAGAAAATCGAGCGTGCCGAGCAAATGAAGAAGGAGATTGCCGCCGGTCGCGAAGTACGCGCCGAACAAAAGGAAATCACCAAGCACGCAGCATTTTCAAAATACCTACGCAACGGAATGGGCGGTCTTACTGCCGAAGAACGTTCATTGGTTGAAATGCGCGGTACTGATTCTCAAATCACGACTACCGATTCACTCGGTGGGTTCTTGGTTCCCGAAGATTTCTCGAACATCCTTGACGTTGCGACGAAATTCACCGGCGCAATCGAAGGTCTTGCTCAAGTTCTAAACACCACAAGCGGTGCTACTTTGCCTTATCCAAAGGTGAACGATACCAGTGTTGTAGGTGCAATTTTGTCTGAAGGTTCCGCCGACGTGGTTTCCGACATGACATTTGCCGCCCTAAACCTCGGTGCTTACACTTATTCTTCAAAAATTGTTAAGGTTTCTTACCAACTTTTGCAAGATGCAGCGTTTGATCTTGACGCGTTCCTTGTGAACACTCTTGGCGAGCGTATCGCACGCGGTCAAAACGCACACTTCACAACTGGCACCGGATCAAGCCAACCACAAGGTTTGATCACCGCGGGTTCAAGTGCATTGACTACCGCGAGTGCAACCGCAATCACGGCTGACGAAATCTTGACGCTAATTCATAGCATCGACAAGTCTTACCGCAACTCACCGAAATTTGCTCTTATGGGTGCCGACACTACGGCCGCCGCTATTCGCAAACTGGGCGTTGGTTCTTCTAACGACTTCCCCGTATTTATTCCGGGAATGGCAATGGGCGAACCCGACCGCGTGTTCGGAGTTCCCTTCTACGTTAACAACGACATGGACGCAATCGCCGCTACCAAAAAGGCATTGGTCGCCGCTGATTTCAGCAAATATGTTGTTCGCAACGCTGGAGGCGTTCAAATGCTTCGTTTGAACGAGCGTTTTGCTGATGCTCTTTTGGTTGGTTACATTGCGTACAAGCGTTCCGACGCGGGTGCAATCGACACCGCTGCCATCAAGTACATCACTCAAAAGGCCTAATCGAATGGAAATTCGATTCATTAAAACTTTGGTTGGTAACGGGTTTGCATATCGCTCCGGCGAGGTGCATACCCTTACCGCCGAAGCGGCGATGGAGTACGTTGTCGCGGGTTTGGCTGAAGTTATCGCCAAGCCCGTCGACCAACGCGCTGAACGCGCAGTTCTAAAGACAAAAGTTCAAAAAAGATAAAAATCATGATCACGCAAAAAACAATTCAGATTGTAACGCCCCCAGCGTCGGAACCATTAACATTGGCCAACGTGAAGGAATTTTTGCGAGTTGATCACAACGACGACGACGTCACGTTGGCGATTTTTATTTCCGCGGCCCGTGAATTGTGCGAATCATTCACTCGGTTGGCTTTGATGCCAACCACGTTCGAAGAATACTTCGACGATTTCCCAACGTATTCGGGGGACTACAAAGACGAAATACATTTGTCGCGCTCGCCAGTTACGGCCGTGACCTACGTCAAATATATTGACGGAAACGAAACAACAATCACGGCAAACGCCGCCGACTACAAAGTCGATTTAATTTCCCGACCCGCCCGCATTTCACCCGACGCGGGTTGGTTTGGAACATACGAAACAATCAACGCAGTATTCATTCGCTACGTTGCGGGATACGCCAACGCCGCGTCGGTTCCGGCGGCACTCAAACAAGGAATGCTCTTGGTCATCGCCGATATGTACGAAAACCGCACGGATTCCGTGAAGCGGTTGCCAACGGCGTCGGAATATCTTTGGAACCCCTACCGAGTTTTCTCATTTTAAGCGATGAACCCCGGCGATTTCGACCAGCGCATCGTTATTCAATCGTTCGTTCCCGCGGAATCGAGCGTGGTCGCCGTTGTCGATACCTTTGAGCAACGCGTGACAAACGATTTCGGCGAACTGGTTTCGGAATCGTGCGTCGTTGACGCAATCCAAGACGACCTCGGCGGCATCGCCCAAGATTATTTCGGGCAACGCCGCGTCGATTTCACAACCTTGGCGGCCGTATGGGCGAAGGTTGAAGAAAAATCGGGCGTCGAAGGTGAAATGTCTTATCAACTTATCGCTGAACGTCGCGTTCAATTTGTGATCCGCTGGCGCAGCGACATCAACGAACAAATGCGTATTCTTTACCGCTCAAAGATTTACGAAATCGAATCTATTATTTCGGACGACGCGCGAAAACATACAATGAAGATTCACACTAAATTGTCCGACAATGGCGCGTAATTACAAACACAAAGGCGGTGACGCTGATGGCATTGGAATTGACGGCGCCGAATTGAACCGAGAATTTTCTCGCGTGATTCGTGAATTGAACAAATTTTCAAACGTGATTGACGCCCGCGACCTTGGCAAACTGCAACGCGATGCGATGGCGTTGACGCGCGATGCGATGAGGGCCGAAATCAAAGACGCAAGCGAAACGTTCAAAATTTACCGCAACGGCGGTTTGTACGCGGAAATCAAACCCGGAACGTTGGCGAAATCCATTGGTATCGGAAAATCAAAAGTCAACAACGCCCGTTTGTTTTCAGCGTATTGGGTCGGGCCGCGCGTGAAGGGTTCATTCAAAGACCCCGAAAAGGGCGGATGGTTCGCGCACTTTATCAACTACGGAAACATTTCTTCGGGCAACTACGGCGGCAAAAACCGCGGGTTTGCGGAACGCGCAAAGGCCCGAACCAAAGAATTGGTGATGGCTAAATTTACCAACGACGCGAAAAGATATATTGAAACTGAATTCAACAACTCCGTCAAATGATTGGTAAAGTCATAAAATCCAAGTTCACAACCGACGCGAACCTCGCGGCGTTGTTCGGCGGCCGCGTGTTTCCAGCCGTCGGCGCCCAAGGCCAAACCACGCCGTACGCAATCTATGAGGTGATCAACAATTCACCCACGCGGTCGAAGGATTCGGATTCGCATATTGACGAAATCGACGTGCGAATCACGTTGGTTTCAACTAACTATTCAGACACGGCAACTGGTGTCGACAACGTACGTTCGGCCTTTGTTCGGATGCGCGAAATAATTTTGGACGTTGCCGTTCAAAGTTGTAAATTTGACGGGGAACGGGATTTGTTTTCAGACGACGAACGATTTTTCGCCAAGCAAGTTGACCTAATTTTTAGAATCATCAAATTATGATAAAAGTACAACTGACAAAAGATTGGGAAGTTATGCGCGAGCGCGTAATCACCAAAGGTTCGTTCGTTATGGTTCCAAACCATACGGCCGAACAACTCAAAGCCGCCGGGTTCGTCGCAAAAGACGAGGCCGACGCAACCATCGAAAATAAACCCCTTAAAAAATAAAACATCATGCCAGCATCAACCGCAATCATGAACGCAACCGACGTATTGATTCAATTCAGTACGGACGGCGTGACTTACGACGAAGTAGGTCGCATGACAAACGCGAGTTTGTCAATATCAATGGAAACTCGTGACATTTCAAACAAAGATTCCGCCGGGTTCCGCGAACTTTTGAGCGGCCAACGCTCTTGGTCATTAGCCGGCGACGGCTTGGTCGTGTACTCGTTAACGAGCGCCGACGGATTTTCCGATTTGTTTGGATATTGGACTGGACGCACTAATTTGTACGTCAAATTTGGTTCGGTTACTGCCTCCGAAAAAAGTTACTCCGGCCGTGGATATATCACGTCTTTGGATCAAGAAGCGGGAGTTGAAGACAACGCGACATTCTCATTCTCTTTTGAAGGAAGCGGAGCGTTGACCGAAGTGACAAACGCTTAACAATTAACGGGGGCGGAAACGCCCCCATTTTTTTACTTTTATGATTGAATACATCGAAACAAACAACAAGCGTTTTCCCGTACGATTCGGATTTAACGCATTGCGTGAATTTTCACGCGCAACGGGAATGCCGCTCGCGGCTTTAACGTCTTTACAAAATGACATAACACTCGACCAAGCGATCACGCTGGTTTGGTGCGGGTTCAAAGACGGCGCACGAAAGGACAAAATGCCATTCAAAATGGCGGTTGACGACGTGGCCGATTTGTTGGACGACGATTCGTCAATTTTGGAAAAGTCGTTCGAAATTTTCGGCCGTCAATTCAATTCAGAAGAAGAAAAAAAATAACCGGCCAAAGCATCGACGGCAACGCC